GATACACTTGTAAACACTACTGGATCTGCAGTATTCAATGATTGATTATAAGTGCTTGGACCCTGCGGACCTTGAGGACCAGCAGCGCCAGTCGGACCAGCAACACCCTGTGGACCTTGTGGACCCTGTGGACCACCACTTGGACCACTTGGACCAGATGGACCCTGAGGACCAGCCTCACCCTTATCGCCAGTACGAGCAAATGTAATCAATACATCTTCTGCATTGCTGAAGGATGCAGCACTACCAGACACGTAAGAGCAATTTACTTCGAAGTAACCAGTCTTATCAGTCAAGCTGTTCACAATGAACAATGCAAAGTCATTTGGATCTGACTTGTTACTGATCTTGAAGTGACCCTTGATTGTTGATGTGGAATCATCAATTGTTGCTAAGAAATTGAAGATATTTGTACCACTATCATCAAGGTAATCAATCCATAAACGATTAGCAGAAGTGACGCTACCATTATTCAACTTCAACTTACCTTGTCCTGGATCACTATCGCTAGTGTTTGAATCGAAGGTAAAGTCAAACGTTGCGCCACCAAAACCACCCTGAGCGCCAGTTGGTCCTTGTGGACCCTGAGGACCTTGTGGACCAGTATCACCAGTCACACCTTGTGGACCTTGCGGACCAGTATCGCCAATTACACCTTGTGGTCCTTGCGGACCCTGAGGACCTTGTGGACCCTGAGGACCTTGTGGACCAAGAACACCTTGAGGACCTTGTGGTCCTTGTGGACCTTGCGGACCAACATCGCCTTGTGCGCCTTGAGGACCCTGTGGACCCTGTGGTCCTTGCGGACCTTGTGGACCTTGTGGACCAGCAGAACCAGTGTCGCCCTTGTCACCAGTGCGAGCAAATGTAATCAAAATATCTTCTGAATCACTAAAGCTGCTTGCGCTACCTGAGACATATGCGCAATCAACTTCGAAGTATCCAGTGCGATCTGTCAATCCACTAATTGTGAAAAGCGCAAAATCTGCAGCATTTGATTTATTGCTAATGCGGAAGTGACCCTTGATTGTTGATGTTGAATCGTCAATTGTGGTCAAGAAGTTTTGAATTTGCGTTCCATTATCATCCAAATAATCAATCCACAACTTATTTGCTGCAGTGATTGTTGTATTATTCAAACGCATTTTACCAGTGCCTGGATCTCCTTGGAAATCGTTTGCACTGAATGTATAGTCAAATGTCGCACCACCAAAACTTCCTTGTGCACCAGTTGGTCCCTGCGGTCCTTGTGGACCTTGTGGACCAGTATTACCCTGTGCGCCTTGTGGTCCTTGTGGACCTTGCGGACCAGTATCACCAGTCACACCTTGTGGACCCTGCGGACCTTGTGGACCTTGTGGACCTTCGACGCCTTGAGGACCCTGTGGACCTTGTGGTCCTTGAGGACCCTGTGGACCTTGTGGACCTTGTGGACCGACGACACCTTGAGGACCTTCTGGACCCTGTGGACCTTGTGGTCCTTGAGGACCCTGTGGACCACCAGATGGACCAGTTGGACCTTGTGGACCAACAGCGCCAGTCTCGCCCTTGTCACCAGTTCTTGCGAATGTGATTAGAATATCTTCACCATTGCTGAAAGATGATGCACTACCTGAAACAAAGGAACAAGTTACTTCAAAGTATGAAGTTTTGTCTGTTAGATTACTGATCGTAAACAATGCAAAATCAGCAGAGTTTGCTTTGTTCACAATACGAAAGTGACCTTTGATTGTTGATGTTGAGTCATCGATAGTTGCAAGATAGTTTTGAATATCTGATCCACTTTGATCAACATAGTCAATCCAAAGTTTATTTGCAAGAGTTACAGAACTATCATTGAGTTTTAGAGAACTATTACCTGGATCACTATCTGTGGTGTTTGTTTGGAAGTTATATTCAAATGTCGCACCGCCAAATCCACCTTGTGCTCCAGTCGGACCCTCTGGACCTTGCGGACCTTCTGGACCTTGTGGTCCAACAACACCTTGTGGTCCTTGAGGACCCTGTGGACCTTGTGGACCCTGCGGACCGACGACACCTTGAGGACCTTCTGGACCCTGCGGACCTTGTGGACCTTGCGGACCTTGCGGACCAGGAACATTTGAAACGCCTGATGGACCTTGCGGACCTTCTGGACCTTGAGGACCTTGAGGACCCTGTGGACCAATTACGCCTTGTGGACCTTGCGGACCTACTGGACCCGATGGACCAACAAGTCCACCATATCCTAATAGATTCCATGCAGTGGTGCCATCACCGACTTTGAACTGACTTGTATCAGTCTCAAGACCGAGTTCGCCTAGCGCAAGAACTGAGTTCGCAGTTGACCACTGTGTTGCAGTACCGCGACGAAATTGAAGTTGAATATATGCCATGTTAGGAAACGCCTCCGCAATTGATATTTAGTCCTACGCTAAAATCTGTATCTGGTTCACCACCATCATAAACAACAACACCAGCAATAGTTGGTCCTGTCGGACCTGCAACGCCTGATGGTCCTTGTGGACCTTGTGGACCTGTTGATCCATTAGATCCTGCTGGTCCTTGAGGACCAATAACACCCTGTGGTCCTTGAGGACCATCTGGACCTTGTGGACCTTGTGGACCAGTATCTCCATGTGGTCCAGGTAATCCTTGAGGTCCTTGAGGACCAACAACACCCTGTGGTCCTTGAGGACCAACTTCACCTTGTGGACCCTGTGGTCCCGCTACGCCTTGAGGACCTTGCGGACCAACTTCACCTTGTGGACCCTGTGGTCCTACAACACCCTGTGGTCCTTGAGGACCAACTTCACCTTGTGGACCCTGTGGTCCCGCTACGCCTTGAGGACCTTGCGGACCAGCATCTCCGATATCGCCAGTTCTCGCAAAAGTAATAAGCACATCAGCATCATTGTTAAATGATGTTATACCACCAGAAACATATGAGCAGTCTACAATTGAATATGTTGCAGGATGAGATGCTGATGAAATTGTGAATATTGCAAACGCTTGCACGTTTGACTTTTCACTTATCTTAAAGTGCCCTTTGATTGTTGATGTTGAATCATCAATTGTTTGAAGTAAAGTTGCAAGATTAACGCCAGAATCGTCACTGCTGTCAATGTACATCTGTGTTGCAGTCGTAAGATTTAAATTATTAAATTTTACACGACCAGTCCCTGGATCCGTGTTTGCAGTGTTCATATCAAAAGTATAATCAAGAGTTATGCCACCAAACGAACCAGCGGGACCAGAAGGACCCATTGGACCCTGAGGACCAGCATTACCTTGTGCGCCCTGCGGTCCTTGTGGACCTGCTGTGCCTGCCACACCCTGCGGTCCTTGTGGACCAACAGCGCCAGCTGCGCCAGCAACACCTTGTGGTCCTTGTGGTCCTTGTGGACCAGAGTCTGCTCCAGCACCCGCATACAATTCTGTAAAGTTATCATTGACTTTATCAAATGCCTGACGAATTGTATCGCCAGTTCCGTCATTTGGTGCTGCGCCAATATTGATTTGTTGTTGTGTCATTTATTTTCTCTTAGAAATTATCGTCAGCTGTCTTACTTCCGCTATCAACTCTAATAAACGTAGAGTCGACTCTGTCATCAAAGAAGTATGGTGTTTCTTGCAATACTTCTGTAAAGCCAAATGCACTATCAGCATTTGCACTCAATGGATCTGGGTATATTACCTGTCTTACTAGTTGATAATCTGCTGTTCCAAAACTTTGTATATTCCAAGAGGCATTGGATACAGCGCCAGTAATATATCTTCCAACTTTCAATGATCCATTTGTATCAACTACAATTAGTGTATTGCTTTCCGAATTCCATGAGTCAACAAATGCTGTGGCATTAGCTGAACTCAATGTTCTGCCTTCATAAACTAGTTCTCCTCTCTTGAATGAACCAGTACCAGAACTGAAAACAATCTCACGATCGTTTCTATCATTGTATGTGCTATTATATGTATTTGCTGTCACCTTACGAATAATCTTAGACTCAGTAGTTGCTCCATACATATAACCTTTTGCTGTAAACGTCAAACTCCATATGATAATACGAACATTATCAGCACTCACACCAACATTTTCTAGATCTTGTGATACTGAGTTGAGAATAAAAGGAACATCAACTTTCTCAGAATCTACACCAACCAAGTTCATTGTTACTGTGTAGTCTGGAGAAAAGTATGGAAGTATTTGTTCCACAATTTGCGTTCCATCTTCAACATTTCTAACATAGATTGATAGTGTGAAATCAAAATTATATGGTGTCGCAACTATATTTTTTACTTTACTGTTTGTGCTTCCAGCAGAAAAACTGTTTGTAAAATTGCTACGCTTACGAAGCGGATCGTAGGTAATCGCATTCATCTCAAAACTCATTCTTGGCAGCGTCATCATTGTCTCATTTGCCAAGTTAGGGTCTTGAGTAATACGCTCATAAAACTTTTCTTTTTGACCATACATCAATGGCACATTGATTCTTTCAATCTCTTGTGTACCTGCCTTATTATATCTTTTGAGCGTGATGTTATTGAACATTGTGCCAAATGCCACAACCATCTTGCGCGTAATTCTGTGATAAAAATGAACTCCAGATAGCATTACACTTCACCAAAAGGATTAGTTTCACTGAAGTCAAGAATATTATCAGCTTCTTGTTCAATCAAGAAATTGTCATCAAGTTTATTTCCAGCAGCATCAACAAGTTTATTCGCATCAGTTTGTATTTCCCAAATTGCACCACTAGATCTACCTTTTATTTGTTCTGTGTCAACGAAAGAACCAAATATATTTTTGAGTTTGAGTTGTCGATTTGGCTTATTCCAAGAGGCGACTAATCCTTTTGCAGTTGCCGTGGCAAAACTAGATCCCTGATAGACCCATTCTTGATCAGTAAAGGTCCCTGATCCGCCAGAGTCAAGTACATACTCAAGAATCATTGCTTGCAGATCAGAAATATTATCGATCTCTGATACACCAGTTTCGAACAATTCTCCATTATACTTGAAGGCTTCCATTGTCAATCCAAACATATATGGAGCGATCTTACCAGCCTGGAAGAAGTTCTTTTCTTCTTCAACGCCCTTTATTTCTAGAATTTTCTTTTGTACAGGAAGATAAATCAGATCACCTTCTTTTGGAAGATTATGAGTTGTTGGATATTGTCTTGTAACTAATCGTTCAAATGTGCGACGAGCAACTGCCATGCGCGCGACTTTTTGAATTTCAAGACCAAATTTGCTAAAGAATTCAGAGTTTCCTTCGAAGTCTTGAAATGATTCAAGATACATGTCAACTTTGATTGCACTGCGATAGCATTTGACTGGATCATCACCAAAAAGTTCGTCTGTAGATGAACGAGATTCACGAGGAAGATAATATACATCTATCCCATGATTGCGAATTGATTCAATGATCAAATCTTCGATCAGTTGTTGTTCAACCGATGCTTTCTGATTGTTGAAGTATACACTAGTTGGCATTTTATCCTACAATAAATGCGACTGGTTCTTCGTAAGTGTCGCGAAGTTTTTCTTGAAGTTTTTCGACTTCAGCTGAGGCTTCATCGTAAATTTGCTGGCCATTGATGATCAAACCGCCAGGAAGGGTATAGTTTCCATACTTCTTGAGGTTTGTTCCCCATTGCTGTTTGAATAGAGCTGATGTATAATCTCGAACCCAAATGTCAGAATAAACTCCAGAATATACCTCTGGATCTACAATTCTATGACATTCGAATGCAAGGTATGCGTTATCCTTGAACTTGTTCCAGTCCATTTGAACATTCAATCTGTGCATTTGCTTATTGAAGGTGAATGGAGGAAGTCCAGTCACGATCATATCCAACATCGCTAGATGTTCTCTTGCGATCACATAGTAAGTATAAGAGGAGGCAGTTAGATTATAAAAATCGTTCAAACGAAGCTGATAATTGATATCAAACATGTTGAATCCAGAGGATGACGTCGAAGACTGAATCGATCCTGTGAATGGGAAAACTTGGCTGATCCCTGTGATAGAATTTGCTAAAGTGATATAGGTATTCGAAATGTCGCCCGCAGTAACCTGATGAGCCAGATAACAACGCTCTGTTCCGTCATAATGATAACTTCTATACATGTACAGAGCATCATCGATTCTATCTTCTAACTGATCTTCGTCGACATTGATATCGATGACTGGAAAACCGAGTTTTCGGAGACAATAATCTTTGAGTTCGGTGCGAGATGAGGGATGAGACATGTATAACCTCTCTAATTATTGTATATTTAGTTTATGAGATAAGTCTCCCATCCCGAGAACTATAGACTTTGTCTGGATGCATATGCGCAAATTGCTCCCAATTTGGCTCTCCAGGAAGTATTCTTCTTCCTGTCGATTCTTCACCGATATGTTCGATGATATTTTTTCCTTCTGAATTCTTCAGAATTGCTGAGTACATCTTCTCAAAATGGTCCAAATAGACCATAATCATGCCTTCGTTGATCGTAAATCCCCAATATTCTCGAAATGGATAGTTGATGATACTCCGACGATAGAAAGAGAAAATAATCGGAAACTGTTTTGTATTTTTTCCGTAATAATACTGTTTGATTGGAGTATCTGTCGGCTCAACTTTCGGTGGGTTTTCGTGAAAATACCATTCTTGTCTCTGTAAGACTACAGATGCCATCTTCGGATCTGATTCTAAAATCTCAATCATATCGTCTAATCGAACTGGTTCTTTTAGAATCACATCATCTTCTTGATGAATAATGTAGTCATAATCTGTTGTTTTCAGATAATCAAAAAACTCAGACCAAGTGACTGATAATCCCATATTTTGTTTATGCAGAAATGCGTTGAACCCATGCGTTTTGCACAACAGATCGAAAATATAATCATTTCGGGTTCGAGGATAATCGTCTACAATCAGCCGATCAACCTGATGTCCGCAATAATCTAGATGATGTAAAGACTCTAGAGTTTTTGTGAGATACTGGAGTCGATTACAAGAAAAAATGACATGAAGAACTTTCATTAGTATTCAGTATTGAAGAAAAAGGTTTGGAATAATCTACCAGAATGTAAAGTGCTTCCGAAATAGTCAAGAGAAGCATGAAACATATTTCCACGATAGAGAACAAGACGATTATATTTGTTTGCCATATAGTCCGTCATTTCCCACTTTGTATAATCATACCCTTCGTAATCTTTATCTGTTCTTTCGTATTGACCAGAAGCCTTATGGCGATATAATGCAGTTCCAGAAGAAAGAGGTGCATCTGGAGTTAGATAACAAACTCCTGCCCAGTTATTGAAATGATCTGCATGAATCCAAGTACGATCTTGAGCAGTGCAAATTTGAAATGCACCAGTATATCCAGACTCTTCAAACCAGTGAGTGACCTTTCCACCCGCATATTGTACGATGTCTTGTATGGTAACTTTTAGATCATCAGGAAGATATGGAGCTGTTCTGAGTCCTGGGTAATTTCCAGCAACCTCAAATTTCTGCGCAAGCGCAAACTCTCGAACAGTATCTGGATTATTGTAAAAATCATCAACAATGATTGTCTTTATCTTCATGATTAGATCCTCAATAGTACATAAATCGACCAGAAGTCCCATCCCATCCAGAGACCTTCCAATCTACTTCTATAATCTTATCTTCAAATGCTCTTGTAAAATAATATGATAGCGTCTCAATATCGTAATGACTCATGGCAGTTTGATTCAACAAATGAATAGTCGCCTCATTGATATCTATAAACTTCTCTAGATGCTCTGATCCGAATCCGTATAAGACTGTGCAGTATTGGTGTAGTCGATTGTTATCTTGTAACAATCTTCTATCAACAAATTGATATCGCCAATCATTATTCCATTCAAAATTCAATGGTTTCTTGAAAAATATTTTATCTTTGTTTTGTTCTGTAAGTAACTGATCATTGAAATCATAGTAGAAATATCTTCCAGTCGCCTTGAATACAAAATCATATTCTTTGATTTGAGGTTTATGTGTTTTATAATAAGTATTGAGAAGCAAGGATTCACATAAACTTTTGTTTGGGTGCGTATTTACAGTTTCATATGCATCTTCGCAAAGTTCTCTGAGTGGAATAAAGTCAACATCTTTCAAATACCAAAATGTTTGTATGTATTCTGCATACTCTGCAGAAGAATCGACGATTACAATTTTTGCATCTGGAAAAGCTGCACGAATAGAGTTAGTTGTGAATATTGTTTGCCTAAATCGTTCTTGTGCATCAAACTTCGAGCGCGTTTGACTATATGTGAAACGCCCTTCTCTTGGTTGTATTGATGACCCGACTATGAATAGTTTACGCATAAAAATCGTTTGTAATCACTTTGTTTAGATAATTTTTGTGCTTGTTGTGTATTTCTTCGTCTGAGAAATTCAATCCCCATTCTCTGCAATCAAACGGTGAGATTTTATCAATTGAATCAATGGCATTCAATAAAGATTGAAAGTCTCGAACTCGATAACCAGTTTGCCCTTCTAGAACAATCTCAGGAAATGCTCCCCAGTCTGTTGTAATGACTGGTGTCCCAGATAAATTTGCTTCAATAATCATATTACCGAATGGCTCAACATAATACGTCAAACCAATCACACCTTTGGCATTTTTCATCAACTGTTTTCTTTGCTCAGAATTTGCAACACCAAACACCTCAACATGATTTGGAATTGTATCATAACCAAGTGCCTTGAGTGATCCAGGACCAGCGATGATCAATCGCTTACCCAGTTTTTCTGTTGCTTGAATTGCTAAATGAACACCCTTCTCTTCGCAAACTCTACCAAAATATAAGAAGTAATCTTCTTTTTTCTCGCCATATTCAAACTCACTTATAGTAAATGGGTTACCAATTACATCATCAAACCAAGAGGGATTCATAAGCATTCCACGTTCACCATAGAACATATGCATGTTAGCATATGATGTGAACACACGATATGGTGCAAAAATACCATTTGCACGATATCCAATAGAAGGCTCAACTGGCTTGCAAGTTGAATTCATATCGCAAGCAAGTTTATTATCTACACCAAAGAAACAAGCGATGATGTCACCGTCACTTGCTCTTTTACGAATTTCTTCGCCAGCAAGTTCATTGAAGCGTTGGATTTCTGTTGGTGTGGTTGGAATATCAACATGCTCGCAATCAACTTGCGCGCCAGGAATTCCATAGTGCACCATTTCGAAATGTGGCGATAAATGTTTGATATACTTGTAGCCATGAACCGCAAATGGATCAACGCGATTCATAAGCCCAGTGGGATTTCTTGGATTGACCAATACATGTATTTTCATAACGAACTCACAAAAGAATAATCTATACTATTTAGCGCGCATCCTTCATAGTCAATGTGCCCCAATAGGTAACGCCGCCATCATAAGTGATGAACGTCCACATATCGCGAGCATTTGCTGCTGTTGTAGCAGGAGGAATTGATCCACCAGTCCAGTAGATTGTATTTGCGAATGTCGGAACTCTGCCACCCACTCCATCTTGTGTGAGTAGAAGGGAGAACATTTGACTTGTACCAGATGATGGAGCATTCGTAAATGTAAACTGAACACTTGCTGTCAACGTATGTCTGAAGTAATTTGATACTGACAGATCTACAGTATTTGCAGCATTTGTATTTGTGTTTGCAATCATGAAATCTTTACTTGATTTCATTGTCGCGGTCAAATTACCACTCATCGTTACAGAATTATTTGATACATTCGCAACAAGCGTTGAGCTGCCAACGCTGAATATATTTCCGTTCAGATTGAATGTTAGATTTGCAGAACCATCAGAAACTGTATTATTGTTGAATACAATTTGAGTATTTGATCCGCCAATTGGTCCAGTTGGTCCTGCCACACCTTGAGGTCCTTGCGGACCTTGTGGTCCAAGTACACCTTGTGGTCCCTGCGGACCTTGTGGTCCCTGAGGTCCTGCTACACCTTGTAATCCTTGTGGTCCTTGTGGACCTTGAGGACCTTGAGGACCAACAACACCTTGAGGTCCTTGTGGACCTTGTGGACCAATATCACCAACGACACCTTGTGGTCCTTGAGGTCCTTGTGGTCCAGTTATAGAGGCACCTTGTGGTCCTTGTGGACCAGGAACATTCGAAACTCCACTTGGTCCTTGAGGACCTTGCGGACCTTGTGGACCCTGTGGTCCTTGAGGTCCTTGTGGTCCTTGTGGACCAGTATCACCTTTATCACCAGTTCTTGTAAACGTGATGATGACTTGCGTATTATTCGCAAATGATGTTACAGAACCAGAAGTATGAGCAACTGGAACGTTGAAGTGATCAGAATCATGAGTGTGTGCACCATTGATGCTAAAATATGCAAACTGTAAAGTATTTGCAGTATTTGCAACCTTGAAACTGCCCTTGATTGCAGAAGTAGAATCATCAATTGTGGTCAAGAAATTGAATACGTTTTGTGTATTGATATCATTGAACGAGATGAATAAATTTCCTGACGTATTGAATGGATTTGCATCAAAGTTCAATACACCAGAAACTTGATTTGCTGGATCACTTGTTGATGTATAATAGTAATAATCAAAAGTTGCACCACCAAATTCACCAGTATCACCTTTTTGCCCTTGAGCACCTTGTGGTCCTTGAGGACCGACAACGCCTTGAGGACCTTCTGGACCTTGAGGTCCCTGTGGACCTTGCGGACCAAAAACTCCCTGAGGACCTTGTGGTCCTTGAGGACCAACAACACCCTGCGGACCTTGCGGACCTTGCGGACCTTGTGGACCAACGACACCTTGCGGACCTTGTGGTCCTTGTGGACCCTGCGGACCTTGTGGACCAGTATCGCCCGTTACACCCTGTGGTCCTTGTGGACCAGTATTACCTGTCACGCCCTGTGGACCTTGTGGACCTTGTGGTCCTGTTGGTCCTTGTGGACCAGTATCACCAGTCACACCTTGCGGACCTTGTGGACCAGTATTACCTGTTGCGCCTTGTGGTCCTTGTGGACCAGTTTCGCCAGTTGATCCAATTGGACCTTGTGGTCCTGTTGGTCCTTGTGGACCAGTGTCGCCAGTCGCGCCTTGTGGTCCTTGTGGACCAGGAACATTTGAAACGCCAGATGGACCTTGAGGACCTTGTGGACCTTCAACGCCTTGCGGACCTTGTGGACCTGCAACATTTGATGCCGCTCCAGATGGTCCTTGTGGTCCTTGTGGACCAAGAACACCTTGTGGACCTTGTGGACCTTGTGGACCATCTAATCCAGCTCCAGATGGTCCTGATGGTCCTTGTGGTCCAGCAGCACCAGCAACACCTTGTGGACCAGATGGACCTTGCGGTCCGATAACACCTTGTGGACCTTGAGGACCACGATCACCTGTACGCGCAAAGGTCATAATGACTTCTTGTGCATTTGAGAATGCTGCAGCACTACCAGTGATGTGAGTTAGATCTAATTCATAGTATCCAGTTCTATCTGTCAATTCACTAATTGCATAAAGAGCAAAGTTGCTTGAAGATGCTTTATCAATTAGATTGAAATATCCTTTGATGGCACTAGTGCTATCATCAAGAGAGGTCAAGAATGTTAGAATGTTTGCG